TCTCGGAAGAAAAACAAGACAGACCAAGGCCGCATATTTGGAGTTATTGATGGACAACCCTATTTTATTTTGGAACGCGATTATCACACTCGTTTATGTTCCTATTATATACAGCATCCGCACAAACGCTGCTGATGTAAAAAGGGTTGAAATATTGATCAATAAAACAAGAGAAGAAATACCTACACGCTACGCTACCAAACAAGACTTGCATTTAGACATGCAAAGAATTTTTGACAGACTAGATAAATTAGACGAAAAAATTGATAAACTAATAGCACACTAGGAATTAATTATGCCAGGATACGATCACTTAAATAACAATCTAAACTACATACCATCTTATGCAATTACTCCTGCTGTAGATGCACCGCAGATACAAAACGTACCAACACTACCAGCGGTAACAAACCAAATATCTAGCAATAGACAGCCTGGTTTTAGTATCGCTAACGATTTTATAGAAGAAGACTTTAATCCTGGACAAACCATTGGCCCAGTAGGAATGAACTTTGAAAACATACCTAAAGGTTTATTTGCAAACACAGAACCAGGGCCTATTGAAATGTCCAAGTATGACGAAAGAGATAGAGGTCTAATAAGGGATTTTGATTTTGGTGATTACTTTGGAACAAACATTGATGGACTAAATAGATTTAACTCTATGATCCCAGACAACACATATTCATCTGGTTTAAATTATGCTAGATCAATCGCAGACGGTTCTAACGTAGACAATATGATTAGCCAAGGTCAAAGCTATTCATCACAAATGCCTCAAGGCTACACACAACAAGAAGTTGGTAAAAGTGGCTATCAGGGTTTTGATTATTCTGGACTACAAAGACTAATAGACAACATAGGTTAATATGCCCTCACAAGAAGATATTTTAAACTCAAACGAAGCAGAGTTAATTCTAAACTCAGAAACATTCAAACACGCTGTAAACAATCTTAAAGATGACTACATAAATTTATGGTTATTAACCAAAGACAGTGATATAACTAAAAGAGAAAATTTACACAAAGCAATCAAACTTTTACCCGAAATAGAAAAACATTTAAGAATAATAGTAGAGAAGGGTAAGATCACAAAGTCACAACTAGGAAGATTGCATAAAGTTGTGTAAAATTTAATTTAGTATTGTTAAAATACTACTTTACATTTTTAAGGAATGAATATGACCAACAACGCAAAGCCGATTGGTTTACAAACAAATTTAGAACAGACAGAACAATCTTTCAAAAGTTTTTTGACTCCATCGGAACAACCAGAAAACGAACTAGAACAACCATCAGAAGAATTAGTCAACGAAGACGAAGTCATTGAAGATGATGAAATCATTGAAGAAGACGAAGACTTAGAAGACGACTTTGAAGAAGATGAAGACGAACCTCAAGAAGATCAAGTTGAAGTAGAGGAGTCCGAGCAACCACAGCTATATACTATTAAAGTAGATGGTGAAGATACCCAGGTCACGCTTGAAGAACTCCAAAGTGGATACAGTCGCCAAAGAGATTATACGAGAAAAACTCAAGAGTTAGCTGAACAGCGTAAAGCTATTGAAGCTCAACAAAAAGAGGTTTCTCAAAAAGATGCAATTTATTCGCAGTTGTTACCAAAACTGGAAGCGACTTTGAAAGGCGAGTTAGGAAACGAGCCAGATTGGAATGCACTTTATGATACTGATCCTATTGCCTATGTCCGTGAAAAAGACTTATGGAATGAGAAGAAGCAAAGGTTACAAGCCGCAGAAGCTGAAGCAACTAGACTCCAACAGGAGCAAGCTGCAAAGCAACAAGAGGAACTTGAAAAGTTCGTCAAGTACGGTAATGAACAATTGCTAACACAAATTCCAGAATGGCAAGATAACGAAATAGCAGTTAAAGAAAAAAACTCTATTCGGGATTATGGTGTTAATGTTTTAGGCTATTCATCTCAAGAGATGGACAGCGTTTACGACTACCGAGTTTTACTTGGTTTAAGAAACGCATGGTTACAACATAAGACACAACAAGCTACTAAAGTAAAGCCAACTGAAAAGAAAGCGGCAGCTCGAACCGCCCGACCTGGCACTTCAAATGTACCTAAAAGTTCAACACCAGCGAAAAGAGCGCATCAAAAATTAGCTAAGACTGGCAAAGTCCAGGATGCGGCTAAATTATTTGAACAAATTATATAAACTTTTAAACATAGGAAAATATCATGGCTAAAGTAACAAACGCATTTGATACTTACTCAGCGACTTCAGATAGAGAACAGCTAAGTAATGTTATCTATAACATCAGTCCTCAAACAACTCCGTTCTTGAGTGCTATAGGAAAAAACTCAATCAATAACGTGGTTTTTGATTGGCAAACAGAAAACTTACCAACTCCAAGTGGTGCTGGACAGCTAGAGGGTTTTGAACTTTCAAGATCAGCTTCTACAGCTACTGCAAGAGTTAGTAACGTGGCTCAAATCTCATCAAGAGACGCAACTGTGACTGGTTCACAGCAAGCATCTGATCCTGCTGGTAAGAAGTCAGAAATGGCTCACCAACTAGCGATCATGTCTAAAGCTCTTAAGAGAGATATGGAAACAGCACTTTGTCAAAAAGGCGCTAAAACAACTGGTAATGCTACAACAGCAAGAGTAACTGGTGGTTTTGAATCTTGGATTACATCAAACGTATCAAGAGGAACTGGCGGCAGCGGCGCTGGTGGTGGAGCTGCTCCAACTGATGGAACACAAAGAGCTTTAACAGAAGCATTATTAAAGTCTGTATTACAAGACTGTTTTGCTAATGGTGGAGAGCCTTCAATGGCAATCTGTGGCCCAGTTAACAAGCAAAAAATATCTGGTTTCACAGGTAGAGCTTCAGCAAGACAAATGATTGATGCAAACACAGTAGAGGCTTCTGTTTCTATTTATGCATCAGACTTTGGTGAGCTAAAAATAGTACCATCTAACTTCAGTAGAGAAAGATCACTTCTATTAGTTGATCCAGACTTCGCTAAAGTATCTTACTTAAGAGACTTTAAAACAGTTGATATCTCAACAGTTGGAGATGCACAAACTAAGATGATTTTATGTGAGTATGGATTAGAAATGAGCAACGAAGCTGCTCACGGTATAGTCGCAGACTTAACAACTTCATAAGTTAGTTAAACTCAGGGAAGGCTTCGGCCTTCCCACCCTTTATTAAATATGTCACAAAAACGTACAATCACCGACCACAAAACTGGTTACAAATCAGAGTTCATTACAGAGGATGACAAGTTTGTCTATCACACAACTCAAGATGTTGCTCCTGTCATTGACCATGTTAAGAAACTAAGAGACAATACACTTAAGCCAGGATAAGATATGCGACACATAGCTGAAGTACCCATGGTAATTTGGCAAAAAGCATTACGAGAAGGTTGGTCACAGGATTCCGCAAAGTGGAAACAATGGCTAAACAATCCAGACAATAACGTCTTTAGAACTTGGCAAGGTAAAGTATGACATATGCAGAATTAAAAACAGCCATAGCTGGTTATCTAAACAGATCAGATTTAACATCTACCATAGATACATTTATTGATAATGTAGAGGCTGAACTTAACAGAAAGTTAAGAACAAAAGATATGATTGTAAGAGCTACCGCAGTAGCAGATGCTCAATACTTATCAGTACCAAATGATTGGCTAGAAGCCATCAATGTAGAAATAACATCAAATGATTTTAGTCCTTTATTTCAACAGTCTATAGAATCTTTAGATATTTATAGAAAAGCAAATAACAACTCAACAGGTCAACCAGTATATTATGCAATGGTTGATGGTACTATGGAATTAGCACCAACTCCTGACGTTCCTTACACCCTACAGCTAACTTATTATGGTAAAATAAATGCACTGAGTGATACCAATACAACTAACTTTGTATCAGTATCAAACCCAGATGTTTATTTATATGGTGCATTGAAACACGCTTCTATCTACTTGATGGAAGACGACAGAATAGCAATGTTTACACAACAGTTTGAGAAAGCATTAGAAGAAATGAGACTTGCTCAAGAGAAAGCTGCATTTGGTAAAGGTTCTCTAATGATGAGAAGAAAGACTTACGGAACAAAACAAAAAAGAAATTACTACTACGGTAATTAAAGGAGAATACGATGGCAGGATTTAGTGATTATTTAGAAGACAAAGTTTTAGAGCATGTCTTTGGTGGCAATGCTTATACAGCGCCCACAACATTATATGTTGCTTTATACACAGTAGCACCAACTGATACAGGTGGTGGAACTGAAGTATCTGGCGGTGGCTATGTAAGACGATCTAGCACATTTAATGTTTCTGGAACAAACCCAACCACAGCAACCAACCCATCAGCTATTGAATATCCTACTGCTACGGCAGACTTGGGAACTATAGTAGCGGTTGGTATTTTAGACGCATCATCATCTGGAAACTTATTAGCTTATGCAAACTTAGATGCATCAAAAACAGTAGAAACTGGTGATGTTTTCAGGTTCAATACTGGTGATTTAGACGTAACATTAGCTTAACGTCATGGCCAGTATAGGCTATAACAAAGGCTATTATTCCAGGTCAAAATTTAACGATTTAGCTTTTCAAGCTGAAGCAACCGTATCCGCAACATCTGGCGCAACTGCTAGAAATACTGTATCAGGTGTAGCAACCATACAGGCAAATTCTAACTTAACAGGATTTGGCAGAATACAATTCCAACAGTCTGCAACCATACAATCAGTTACTAACTTTACAAGTATTGGTATTAGAAAGGTTGGTGGTATTGCAACTATATCAGCAGTATCAAATGTTATAGCTATTGGTAAAGATGCTGAACAGCTACAAGCAACTATCCAAGCTGTATCAGACTTTGATGCTCTTGGAACACAGATAGATCAAGCAACTGCAACTATAGCTGCAACATCTAATGTTATAGCAATAGCAAAAGACACAGACCTAGGTAAAGTTACTATCGCAGCAGTATCTAACGTATCTGCACAGTCTGAAGTATTTAAGAAGATGGAAGCCACCATCAACCAAACAAGTGGCTTTAATGCAGTCGGTGGTTTAAAATGGGAAGACATAATAGTTCCAGGCGAAGACTGGACAGACCAAGTTGTTGGTAGTGAGAATTGGCAAGAGATAGTTGTATCATCAGCAACATGGACAGAAAATACAGCTCCTAGCAATACTTGGACAGACGCAACCAATCCATCTACGAACTGGGAAACACTTGACAAACAAGAGGCAGCTTAAATGGCAGATACATATACAACCAATCTAAACTTAACAAAACCAGAACCAGGTGCAGCAGAAGATACCTGGGGTATTTCGCTTAACGCTGACTTAGATTCTCTTGATGCAATTTTTAAAGCAGATGGTACTGGTAGTAGCATTGGCCTTAATGTTGGATCAGGAAAAACTTTAGCAGTCGGTGGAACGCTAAATGTTACTGGTACATTTTCTTTAGGCGGTACAGCAGTTACCGCAACTGCTACTGAATTAAATTATGTAGATGGTGTAACAGGTAGCATACAAACACAACTAGGCACAAAAATAGAAAATAGTGATGATGTTACTTTAGGCACTATCAGCTCTGGTGCAATTACCTCTACTGGTAATTCACAAATGGCTAACCTGGTTGTTACTGGGGATCTAACAGTTCAAGGAACTACTACAACTGTAAACACAGATGATCTAAACGTAAAAGACAAAAACATTACCCTTAACTATTCAACAGGTGATTCGTCTGCTTCAGCTAATGGTGCAGGTATTACCATTCAAGATGCTGTAAGTGCAGGTAATGATGCAACCATTCTTTGGAATACTAATTTTGATAATTTTGATTTTTCACACACTATAAGAATTCCAGACAGTCAAAAAGTAGAGTTTGGTGCTGATGCAGATTTACAGATTTACCATGAGTCTGGAAACAACCATAGTGTCATAAAAGAAACAGGCACAGGTAACTTAAAAATCCAAGCAGCCAATATTGAAATGCAGATTCCAAATGGCACACAAAATTATTTACAAGCTATCAATGGCGGTGCAGTAACCCTATACAATAATGGTTCAGCTAAAATCGCAACTACTAACTCTGGGATAAACGTAACGGGAAACATAGGCGTTACAGGCACAGTTGATGGTAGAGATATAGCCACAGATGGAACTAAGCTAGATGGTATAGAAGCAGGTGCAACTACAGATCAAACACAAGCTGAAATAAATGCATTAGGTATAACTGCTATAGGCTTATCAGGTACTCCTAATATAACTGTTGGCACTATCAATTCAGGTGCTATAGACGTAACAGGAACAGTTACAAGTGATGGGCTTGTTTCAGCGGGGACTGCGTTTGTAAATTTAACGGCTCGTCCTGCTGGCGTACCTGCAACGGCAGGAGCGTTGTGGTCAGCACAAACTGAGACAGGAAACTATGGAATTGTCTCTAGAGCATCATCTACAGATTCCTTTACTTACATAGGTAACACAGGTTCTTCTGCCACTTTAGGCACATCTTACGGCTCAAGCGGTAGTTATTTACCTCTTGATTTACAAACATCTGATAGGAAACGTCTAAGAATAGCCAACAACGGAGACATCTCATTCTATGACGATACAGGCTCAACTCAAGGTTTATTTTGGGATGCTAGTGCTGAGAGATTGGGTATTTCTAACACAGCACCAACTGGCACTTTAACAGTAGGTACTTTATCTAGTGGTCAAACAGGTAATGTAGTTATTAATAATGAAGGTGGTAATACAGCAACCTTAGAAGTCTTATCAAGAACCAACAGGTCAATACTAAAAATAGCTGATAATGATACTACTGGTTATATTAGTGCTGAAAATGGCTTATTTAGTATAGGTAGAAATACAGGTAATAATTCAGCTAACATTAACATTAATAGCTCAAACAATGTTGGAATTGGTACAAATTCGCCAACTTCTAATTTACACATTTATGATGCTTCAGGTGGAGCTACACTTAAAATTGAATCAAACTTAGCAAACGCATATGACTCTAGTAGAATTCAACTTCTAGGCGGAAATTTAAGTACAAGTGAAATATTATTAGGTGATGCTAGTTCTACCTATGTTGGCAGAATTATT